CAGCAAAACATCCAGATTAACATTGGAGATTTGCATTTAGATGCGCTGCGTAAGATGAAGGTTGTAGACCATGAATGATTTGTCTCGCAATACGATGATTGAGTTTACCCAGCGCTACGCTAGGAAGCCGACATTGTTTGTGAGAGAGGTGCTTGGTGTGGAGCCGTTAGATTATCAGGCTGAGTTTCTTGAGGCTATAGCTTCTGGTGAAAGAAAAATTTCAATTCGTTCTGGACACGGCACTGGCAAGAGTACAGCCGCATCTTGGGCTATGCTGTGGTATTTTTTGATGCACTACCCGAATAAGGTCGTTGTGACTGCGCCAACCTCTAGTCAGCTATTTGATGCTTTATTTGCAGAAATGAAACGCTGGATAAATGAGTTACCTGATGCGTTTAAAGAAGTGTTAAACGTGAAGTCTGATCGTGTTGAACATACGGCTGCGCCTAGTGAGATGTTTATTTCTGCTAGAACTAGTCGTGCAGAAACGCCAGAAGCTTTGGCTGGAGTACACTCAGAACACGTTATGCTGATCGTAGATGAAGCTAGTGGTGTGCCAGAGCAAGTATTTGAGGCTGCTGCTGGGTCAATGTCTGGTCATAATGCAACTACGATTATGTTGAGCAACCCTACTAGGTCTAGCGGCACGTTTTTTGAAAGCCAAAACAGGCTTGCAGATAGTTGGTGGACGAGGCGCTGGTCGTGCATTGACAGTCCTTTGGTGAGCGATGAGTTTATCGAAGAAATGAGGCTGCGCTATGGTGAAGACAGTAATGCGTTTAGGATCAGGGTGTTAGGCGAGTTTCCTCAAGCAGATGATGACACAATCATACCATTTCACTTAGTTGAAACGGCTACGCACCGCGACATTGAGGGTGATAGTGACTTGCCGAGTGTGTGGGGTTTGGACGTTAGTAGGTTTGGCAATGACAAAACTGCGTTATGTAAGCGTCAGGGTTCTGTTGTGACTGAAATTAGGTCTTGGGCTGGCTTAGATTTGATGCAGACTGTGGGCCGTGTTGTGGCTGAATATGAGGCGTTATTGCCTTCTAAGCAGCCTAGAGAGATACTTGTTGATAGTATTGGGCTTGGCTCTGGTGTTGTTGATAGATTGCGCGAGATTGGCTTGCCTGTTCGAGGTATTAATGTTGCAGAAGCGCCTAGTATGGGCGGTACATATTTAAATTTGCGTTCTGAGTTGTGGTTTAAAACAAAAGCTTGGTTTGAAGATCGTGCCTGTAGGTTGCCAAAAGATGATCAGTTAGTAGCTGAGCTAACTGGTATTCGGTATAGTTTTACGTCTAGTGGTAAGATGAAGGCTGAGAGCAAAGACGAAATGCGCAAGCGTGGTTTGGCCTCACCTGACTTAGCTGATGCGCTTTGTTTGACGATGGCTAGTGATGCTGCAACTGCATTATCTGGTGCATTTTCTAGCTGGAAAGGTGAGATAAAAAGGAATTTGCGTGGAATTGCTTAATATTGAAAGTGATTTAAGAAGTTGGTCGCGTGAGGTGCTAGAGGTTCCTAATGATCATTTAAAAGGTTTGCCGCCATGTCCATATGCGAAGCAGGCTTGGCATCAAAATAAAGTTTTAGTTGTAGAGGGTAATGATATTACGATTGACGCTCTTCGTTACTGTAATGAATTTTACGATTTGAGTAAGGAGTTAGTTGTTGTCGCTTCTTTTAACATACCTGATTTGCAAGAGTTTTCTGCATTTGTTGAGGGATTAAACAAAGATTTTAAAACATTGCATTGTATGCAGTTTCATCCTGATTTTGGTGCAGAAGATGCAGAGCTTGATTTTTTGTACGACAATGATTGGGATAGTAGCTTAGACTGCGACTATTGCATGGTTTTTATTCAAGATTTAAAGCTTGTTGTTAATGCCAGTGACAAGTTAGAAAAATTGGGTTATTATAACGCATATCCAAGGTCTGAGTACAATGAACTTGTTGTAAAGCGTAAGGAGAGATTGTAATGGCGATGAAACCAAGATCAATGAAGCGTGGCGGTAAGATGAAAAAAAATACTGTTGTAAAAAACAAAAAAAAACAAAAGAAAAAGATGCGTAAATAATGGCTAAAAAAGCTCGTAAGTCATCTAGTCCAAAGCCCAAGAACCCTGCTTTATATGCTAGGGTAAAGGCTGCTGCTAAGAAAAAATTTAAGGTTTACCCTTCGGCTTATGCAAATGCTTGGCTGGTGAGAGAGTATAAAAAGCGCGGCGGTACTTATGCCTAGCAGAAAGCCTAAAGGTGGACTAACTAAATGGTTCAAGGAAGATTGGCGAGATGTTAAGACAGGTAAGAAGTGCGGCAGGAGTGGCAAGAAAGATAAAGGTAGACCTTACCCTGCTTGTCGTCCTAAAAGCAAAGCAAGTTCTGCCTCTGCTAAGAGGGCGGCTAAACGTAAAACAGGTCCAGCTAGGATAAGTTGGAAAACAAAAAGTAAGAGGGGTAAGAGATAATGCCACATTCTAAATACAGCCCAAAGCAAAAAAAGCTTGCTGCTGTTGCTCCACCTCGTAAGAAAATAACGGGCGCAGATTTAAAAAAGTTAAGAAAAAGAAAAAAGGGTAAGAAGTAATGGCGCAGACAGACCGAGAAAAACTTGAAACATTCGAAAGAATGGATATGCCTCTTCTTGCTAATATTTATAGAAAAAGGGTAAATAAAGGCTCTTCTTCTGGCTCTGGTAGTCCTAAAGAGCGCAAAGGTGGCCTTGGTTCAAACAAGGGCGCAGCTAGATATAAGCGCACTTCTGCTGAAGAGAGAAAGAGAATTAACTCTGATGGCCGTTTTGGTTACTTTGACGAGGTAAACAAGCGTTACGTTCCTGCTATATTTGATATGATGGATGGCGGCGGTCGTGATACTCGCGGTGATGAATTTAAAGGTGGTATTTTTAGTAATATGCTTAATGATTTAGGCGTAAAACCATACGGTTCTCAAATGGAGCGTGCTATGGTTAGCCCTAATACTTCACCTATTGTGCAAGCTGTAAATGCTGTTCCTCAAGGAATAACTGATGCTCAGCGCACAAGCGCAGCTATGGCAGAAGAGGCTAGGCAAAGGGGTTTACGTCAAGACTTTCCTGATGATCCTAGGCTTGGTATGACTCAAAACTCCCCCATAACTATGGGGCCAGCCGATTATCAAGTTTATGCTATGGAAAGAGATCGGCGTAATCAAGCTGCTGCGGCAGAGCAAGCTAGGATGGCTGCGATAATAGATGAAGCTAGAGGTTTAGCTTCTAGGGCTGGTTTAAATTTTGACACAATGCCGCAAGAAAGGCAGGCAGAATTTATGAATGCGGTTAGGTTTGGTATGGGTGGCCCTACTAGCGGTAGATTTTAATGCCAAGAAAGCGTGAGAAGGCCATACGCAAAACGACTAAAGGTAAGGGTCGTAACTATAGGACGGTAAAAGAAGGCGCTGGCATGACTGCTGCTGGCGTAGCGGCACACAGAAGAAAAAATCCAAAGTCGAAACTAAAAACGGCTGTAACAAAAAAGAAAAATTTAACTGCAAAAGAGAAGGCTCGTAAGAAGTCTTTTTGCGCTAGGTCTAGAGGCTGGACAGGTGAACGTGGCAAAGCTGCTCGTAGAAGATGGAATTGTTAGATGGCTTTAACTAACTATAATGATTTAAAAGCAAGTATTGCTGATTTTTTAAATAGAGATGATTTAACGGCGGTAATACCTGATTTTATTACTCTTGCTGAAGCTCAATTAAATAGAGAGGTTCGGCATTGGCGTATGGAAGATAGAGTAAATGCTACTGTTGACTCTCAATACACAGCTTTGCCAAACAATTTTCTTGAACCAATAAGGATGGTAAAAACAACAGGTGACTTTCAAATATTAGAACTTGTTGGTGCTTTAGAAATATCAAAGTTAAGGCAAGGGGCTAATAATAATGTTGGCGTACCTAGAGTTTACACAATTTTAGATCAGGCATTTGAGGTCTTTCCAAGTCCTGATGGAGATACAGTTTTTGAGCTTACTTATTATGAAGAAATACCAGATTTAGCTACAAATAGCACGAACTGGTTAATGACATACCATCCCTCTGCTTACCTGTATGGTTCTTTAATTCACTCAGCGCCATACTTATCTGAGGCTAATAGAATAGCGGAATGGAGCGCATTGTATCAAAAGGCAATCAATGATATTAATGCAGAGAGTGAACGAGCAAAAACTGGCGGCTCTGGTCGCAGAATGAAAATTAGGAGCTACTAAATGGCAAGTTTTACAAAAGTTAATGACTTTGTGGTCAATCTGGCTAATGCAATGGATCTTGATAGTGACACGTTAAAGGTTGCGTTGTGTAACACAGACCCTACATCTGGAACAAACGTTGTTTCGGATGGTAACGGCGTTTTAGCAAATGTAACAGAAATTAGTTACACAAATTTATCAGCTAGAACACTGCAAAATGTCACGAGTACACAAACAGGGGGAACTTATAAGTTGTCGGCTGATGATTTGGTTTTGACGGCATCAGGTGGTTCAGTAGCACCATTTAGATATGTTATTATTTATAATGATACACCAACATCTCCTGCCGATCCATTAGTAGGTTATTACGATTACGGTTCATCTCTAACGTTAAATGACGGTGATACCTTTACAATTGATATTGGCACGAATGGTATTTTAACGCTTACTTAATGAGTTAGGATTATGGCAAAATTATTTAACAGAGCAAAAATGAATACAAGTACCACTGGTAGTGGTACTTTAACTTTAACAACTGCCGATAGCGGTTTTCAATCTTTTGCAGATGCAGGAGTTTCTGACGGCGATGTGGTTCAGTATGTTATTGAAGAAGGAACTAACTGGGAAATAGGCACTGGCACTTATACTGCGAGTGGAACAACACTTACACGAAACCCTAGCGAAAGCAGTGGTGGAGGTAGCGCTATATCATTAACTGGTGGGGCAAAAGTATTTATTTCCGCTATTCATTCTGACTTTAATGTTTTGCAGCATGAAGGAACAACTAAAGTGTCTGTTACTTCTTCGGGCGCATCTGTTGATGGTAATATATCTGTAACTGGCACTGTTGATGGAAGAGATATAGCTACAGATGGCACTAAGCTAGATGGTGTTGAGGCTAGTGCCGATGTTACTGATACTGCTAATGTTGGAACTGCTTTATCTGGATTTCCTACTGATACAGACGCATCTGGTTCGGACCTTATCCCAGTTTATGACGTCACTAGCTCTTCATGGGAAAAGCAAACGATAGCAAATGCAGCCCTTCAAGGTCCAACAGGTCCAGCAGGAGCAAATGGATCAACTGGTCCAACTGGTCCAACTGGTCCAACTGGTCCAACTGGTCCAACTGGTCCGACAGGAGCGCGTGGTCCAACAGGTTCAAGAGGTCCAACAGGTCCAACAGGTCCAGCAGGAGCTTCTGGATTAACAGGTAGTTGGACTAACATAACCCTTTCCTATAACAACAATAATACTTGGTACACTGTGCTAAATGCTAGTAATGGTAGATTTGCTGTAATGGGAGGTAATTCAGGTCATAAATCAGGAGCAAGAGTTAACGGCAACGGATTTTGTGCGTGTATGGCAACAACAGCAAATTCTGCATATTCAGGAACATATAGCACTTATACTAATCAAGTTGGCTCTTCGGCTGTTTCTTGGTCTTATTTAAACGGCGGTTCGTTGCAAAAATATCAGCGAGTAACTGGAAATATAAGATATAAAAATATTTAAAGTAGGCGCAAAATATGACGTTGGAAAGTAATGAAGTTTTAGATACAGAAGTATGGTTTTATTTTTGGGAAAGAAAAATATTCTGTGCGTGTGAAGCAAATGATGCTTTAGACTCAGATATGTATGAAATGTTAATACATAAGGATAATTTGATTTTTCCAAGCAATGAGCCTATTGATTTAGGTCTTTATAGTTATACACTTGCTGCCGACGATAGAACATTAATAAAGGCAGATCATGTTGAAGAGGCTGTTCCCGACGACTAAAAAAAATACAATTAGATTTTTAGTAAAAGAGAAATTTGAAGGTATAGATAAACCAGTAAAAGCAAGTAAAGCTTTGCCAGAATGGTTTAAAAAAGTTCCTAGATATAATAAAAAAAATGATCGTAAGACAGGAACTGTTAAGACTTGTCTACCTTTTATCGATGCAATGTCATTAGGTTATGTAGTTCCGTTGTGGGCTGATTTAAGAATAATCGTTGATTATGAATTAGAGCTTTACAATGAAAACAATCAAAGAATTCACCACGATGGATTTCCGTTAATATATAATGCAGACATAATGAATGAATTTGATTTAGGTGGCGAAATACAATCATTAAATGACTTAATAGGCGTTCCGTTCCCAAATGGAGTTATCCACTCTATTAAAAAGGGAAATTTAAATGTTTTTGCTACTTTTCCATCAGGATTTGGGTTTGGTGAGGATGTAGGTATAATAGACCAACATCAAACTTGGCAGATAGGTGGTAAAATTGAAAAATTTAAATTAGGTTCTACAGTTTTAAAATTACACGCGCCTTGGGTAGTTAATTGCCCAGATGGTTACTCATTATATTTTAAAAACCCTGCTAATCATTTTGAAAGTAATCTAGAATTATTTGAAGGACTTGTGGATGTAGACCAATACCCTTTAAATGTAAATTTTCCTTTTATTTGGAGAAGTTCAGAAAGGGTAGATATGGTTTTACCTAAAGGCACTCCTCTTTGCCAAATTATACCAATAAAGAGAGAAGAGTTTAATGAAGAGTACGGTGTATTTCCTGATGCAGATTTTATAAAGTATCAAAATAAGTTATCTTCTAAAATGTGGAACAGATATAAAGAATTTTGGTGGCATAAAAGGAAAACGTCATGATGGGTATGGGAATGATAGATGAGCAATTAATTTCATCTGAAAAAAATAAACCTAAGATAAGGCAAAATTGGAGCATCCATGAGAAAGCTTTTTCAAGCAAAGATATTGATATATTGGTTGAAAATATCGAAAAAAAATATGGGTGGACTTATGGTACGACTATGGGTTCTTCTGGCGCAGAAATTAGGTCTAGCAGAATTAGATGGGCGACAGGAGATGAGTATTTAACAAATCTTTTATTTACGCCTGTTATTAAATACGCTGAATTAGCTAAAATAAATATTTATAAAAATTGTGAAATCCAATATACTGAATATGGCGCAGACTATAAGGGTCATTATTCTATGCACCACGATGTAGATTGGAATAGGGTTGATGGTCTTGATAGAAAAATATCTGTAACTGTTCAGCTAAGTAATGCTAATGATTATGAAGGTGGCTCTTTTGTTTTTGATGAAATAGAAAATCCTAATCGTGAAGCATCTAGGCAAAAAGGAACTATTTTGATGTTTCCTAGCTACCACAGACACGCTGTTGAGCCTGTTACAAAAGGTGTTAGAAAATCTTTAGTTGCTTGGTTTTATGGGCCTTGTTGGTGTTAATTCATGGATGTTAAGGAATTTAATTTATTAGGAACAAGAGCCTATCAAATAGATAATTTCTATGATGATGCAGGTTTTATTATGGATATGATTTTATCAGGTCCACCAAATCAAGTTATTACAGAACATCCTATGCATGGAAATGAGTTTTATGATTTACGTCATCATAGAAAGGAGCCATCACTTAAAAAATACACAGATAAAATTATAGACATTTTAGATGACAGTAAATTTACCGTTTATAAAGAAAATGGCGTTGATATTTTAGATACTAATTTTATGCGATGGAAAAAATCAGACTATAATAATTACGAAGAAAATTTTTGGTTTCCGCATTTAGATAATGGTTGGGTTTGTTTAATTTATTTAAATGAAGCAGAAACTAACGGAACAAACATCTATAAAGATAAATACGGAAGTATATACAAATATGGTGGCAGAGTAACGCAAGAAGATCGAGACCCTTGGAAGCCTAAATCTGATTTTGAAATAGTTGATTATTTAAAACCAAAATTTAACAGAGGGTTTCTATTCGATGCTTCAAAAGTTCCGCATGGGGCGGCGGTAAATGATGAGACATATTTTTTTACAGACCAAAATCGCCATTATAGTAGGCATAGGTTAAATCAAGCTTTTTTCTTTTTCCCTAGATAATAGAAAGGAATAAACAATGAGTATTGGATCAGACGCAATAGCCAGTGGTGCGTTGGGCGCAAGTTCATCGGCCAGTTATTCAATACAAGTTGTAAGCGCTACGTTTACACTTTCTATGCAGGGCGCAGGAAAGTTAATTACAGACGTATATCCATCAGGACAATTTATATTAGATGGTAGACCTGTTGGGCTAACAGCGCAAAGACCTGCAAATTTTGATGCAGGAACGTTTACCTTAACAGGTCAAGATGTAACGTTTGATCAAAACTTTGGGCTAATTATAGACGCAATATATAATAACGCTGCGTTTACTTACTCAGGTCAAGATATTGTTTTTGAAAAAGGCTTTGGCATGGTTCTTACCAGTGAGCCATTTTCTCTCACTGGGTTAAGTGTAGATTTTACAAAGCAAATGAATGTTTCTGCTGAAACAGGGTCTTTTGCTTTAACAGGTCAAGATGCTCTTAAAGGCGTTAGCGAAGCGTTTGATGTTGGAGCTTTTACTTACACTGGGCAAAGCGTCGAGTTATTTGCAGGAAGATTTTTGCGTCCACAAACTCAAAATTATGTTATTACTATGGAACAATTTAAAATTAGAGGATGGTTAACGCCCTCTGTTTCAGTTAAAACGTGGACAGATGTTACTCCTGTTCCCCCACAAATATGGACGGACGCAGCGTAGTATGATAATGTTTTATAAATAGGAGACAAGATATGGCTATTACACTTACAAAACCTACAGTCGGTGGTAGTGAAGGAACTTGGGGTACTACCATAAATACGGCACTAGATAATGTTCAGGATGCATTAAATGGTACTTCGGGAACCGTTGCTCCGAATTTAACAACATTAACTATAAATTCAACTAATGTTACTAGTACTCCAGCCGAGATAAATATTTTAGATGGTGATACTGTTGCAACGTCTACAACTGTAGTTGGAACAGATACGGTTGTTTACAATGATAACGGAACTATGAAGCAAGTTGCTTTGAGTGATATTGCTACTTATACCTCATCTCAAGTTTCGCCAAATAATGCAACAATTACAATAAGTGCAGGAAATGCTTTAAGTGGCGGCGGTAATTTCACAACAGATCAATCTAGCAATGAAACTATTACAATTAACCACTCAGACACATCAAGCCAATCAAGCGTAAACAATAGTGGGTCAACTTTTATTCAAGACATTACGTTAGATGATTATGGGCATATTACAAATATAAATTCTGCAAATGTCTCGACTGCGCTTGCAGCCGCAGGAACGATTGTTGGATATGGCGCAGGAACAGGTCTAAATGGCGATGGAAACGCTACTTTAAAAGCTAATACTTCTTATTTATTTTTTGCACCTACGACAACCTCATCGGGTGTTTTTATTTACCAAAATAACAACCTTAATGATCGTCTTGTTAATGGTATATCTAATTACTCAGGCCAATACATTTACGCAAACGGCGGAACTCAAAGAACTGGCGTAGGATTAGGTGGAGTAAGTGGGGGCAATCCAGGCGCACATTTAGTTATTGAGCTTACATAAAGGTTTTAAAATGCCATTAGTACCTTTAAAACTGCAAGCAGGATTTTATAGAAACGGCACAGATTTTGACGCCAGTAATAGATGGCGTGATGGTAGCCTAGTAAGATGGCGTGATGGTTCTTTGCGTCCTGTCGGCGGCTGGCAACAACGTAAGGCAGGTTTTTGCACAAACCCAGTTAGAGGCACACACGCTTGGGAAATTAACGATGGAACAGCTTATTTTGCTGGTGGTTCACATAGCGAATTAAAAATTATGACTGGTGCTGGAATTACTACAGATATAACTATAGCTGGTTTAGCTACTGGTAGAGAAGATGCAGCATTAAATTTAGGGTATGGCGGTGGGTTTTATGGAACTGGTTATTATGGAACAACTAGACCTTCTACTGGTACATATTCTGAAGCAACAAGCTGGAGCTTAGATAATTTTGGTGAAGATTTAGTTGCTTGTCACTTTGATGATGGTCGTATTTTAATTTGGGATAGTTCTGTTGCGCCAGCATCGGCGTCTGTTTTAACTAATGCACCAACAAGTAATCTTGGCATTATTGTTACTGAAGAAAGATTTATTTTTGCGCTAGGTGCAGACGGCGATCCTAGGCAAGTTAAATGGTGTGATAAAGAGGCTAATACCACTTGGACGGCTGCGGCAACAAATGAAGCTGGAGATATAATACTTCAAACAAGCGGTCAAATTATGCAAGGCATTAGAACCAGAGGCCAGACGCTTATTATTACAGACACAGACGCACATAGCGCAAAATATATTGGTCCACCTTATGTTTACGGATTTGACAGAGTTGGTACTTCTTGTGGCGCTGTTTCAAGAATGAGCGCCGTAGACACGGATATGGGTGCTTTTTGGATGGGTCAAAAAGGGTTTTTTATGTTTGATGGTAACTCAGTGCGCGAAATTCCATGTCAAGTGCATGACTATGTTTTTGATGATCTTAATGTAAATCAACAATCAAAAATTTGGGCGTTTAGTAATACTGAATTTTCTGAAATTTGGTGGTTTTATCCTTCATCTTCAAGCACAGAAATTGATCGTTATGTAGCTTATGATTTGTTAGAAAATCATTGGCTTATAGGAAATCTTAGTAGAACAAGCGGAGTACAAAGAGGTGTATTTAGAAATCCTATTTTGTGTGGAGAAAATGTTCAGACAATTACTTATAACGTAACTGTAGCTGATGATAGTGGGAATAAATATTATCTATCAACCTATTCAGGATCAGCACCAACAATTTCTTTAATTAAGGGAAATACTTATATTTTTGATCAATCTGATAGTTCTAATGACGGTCATCCATTACAATTTTCTACTACATCTAATGGTACTCATGGCGGTGGAACAGCATACACAACTGGGGTGACAGTAGTAGGAACGGCAGGGCAAGCAGGGGCATATGTTCAAATAGTTACCTCAGATAGTACACCGTCAACGCTTTATTATTATTGCACAAATCATAGTAACATGGGTGGCACTGCAAATGTTGTTGAGCCAGTTACAGTTTACAACCACGAACAAGGTTTAAATTATGATAGTGGTTCTGTTTTTTGCGAGACAGGCCCCATATCTATTGGTAATGGAGATCAAGTTGCAAAAGTAACTGAAGTTATACCTGATGAGCTAACACAAGGCGATGTTGATTTAAAATTTAAAACTCGTTTTTATCCAAATGACACGGAAACAACGCATGGACCATTTAATCCAAGCAATCCAACTTCAGTAAGATTTACTGGCAGGCAGATAAGAATGAGGATTGAGGGGGACCAAGCTACAAACTGGCGTGTTGGAACTATGAGATTAGAGACAAAAGCTGGGGGGCGTAGATAGTGCCAGTTACACCACCAGTTATAGGTACAGATATTCGTCAATGGGGCAGAGAGCTTAATTTGTTTTTAAGTAGAAATTTGGGAAAACTATTTTTTAAACAGTCTGATGATATTCCAGCCGATAATGGTATTTTTCTTTGGGATGAGGAAAGAAACTATCCAGTAGTTTCAGCGCAAAATGAATTTAAACAGGTGGCTATGAAGCAAACCACACCTAGCTCAAGTGTTGGTGCGGCTGGTGATGGGGCTGGTATGATAGCTTGGGATACTAATTATATTTATATTTGTACGGCTGCACACGATGGAAGTAGCGCA